CTTCCGGGGTCTCACCGTTCTCTTCTTCCTCCATCTCTCCTTCGACCGGCGGAGCCTGCTCTTCCGGCTCGGCGGACGTGTCGATCATGAGAGACTGTGCGGCTTCCTGAATATTCATAGCGTGACCCCAAGGCTGCGAAGGAGTGTGCGGCGTCGCTCGGGAATGTCCTCGATGCGTCGCGCATGTTCGACGGCGCGGGACGCATCGGCCCCGTCCATGATGGCCGTGCGCATGTGCTGATCGATCATGTCGATGACAGTCTGCGCGATGGCGAGCTTGCTGATTTTCGACGATTCCCACGGCTCGTTCGCCGCGATCCGCGTCATGGCGGCGAGATAGGCTTCGCGCGCCTCACGCATGGCTGGCGCGAAAAATTCCTCAAGCGCCAGCTCCGCCCGCTGGCCACGGGCCGCGCGTTGCTCCGCGTTCATGCCTCACTCCATTCATGGAAGCCAATGGGGTTCGGCGCGCGAAGCACCGGCGAACCATCACCCCACAGCAGACCGGTATCGACCGCCTCATGCTCGCAGACGGACAGGATTGGTGTTGGACTCGGCTCAGGAGCGAAATGCTCATCCTCGATCCAGCCGGACGATGCTGGCCTGCGGATATACTTACTTGTCAAGATCGCCTCCCGGCCGCTTCTTCGACACCGCCGCGCGCTCATCCAGATCAGCCTTGTGCGCCGCCTGCTCGCGCTGGAGCGCCATCTGCTCCCGAGCCATCTGCATCTCGAAATCCTGCTGTCGAACGGCCAGTTCGGCCTCGGCGGCCGCTTTCTGCCGGTCCAGTTCGATCTTGGCCGCCGCTTCCTCGCGCATGAACTGGAGCTTCGCCTCCGCCTCCTCGCGCTGGAGTTGCAGCTTTAGCGCCGCCTCCTGCTGCGCCATGTCCTGCTTCTGCGCGGCGATCGTCGCGTCCGCCTGCGCCTTGAGCATCTGTGGGTCCGGCTTTTCCTGCGGCGGCCCGAGCATATCGGGGTCGGTCAATAGGTCACGCACCGCGCCGATATTGGCGTCCGCGATAAAGCCCTTGATGTTGTTGTAGATATTCTGCTCGGAGAAGATGCGCAGGCCGGATTTGACGCCCTCCTGCGTAATCTGGAGCAGCGCCATGCGGTGCTGGAGACGCTGCTCCTTCGAGCCTGACCCCAGCCCGACGCGAGCGATGACGGTCATGTCATCCGGCCACTGGCGCGGATCGATACTCACAACCTCGCCGTCGATAACCAGTTCCATCGGCTGGCCGTGCTCGCGCATGAGGCGGTATTTCTTGAGGATCAGCCGGGCGAATGCCTCCGCGAAGTTGCGCGCGACATAGAGCTCCATCTGCTGGCCCTGCGCCTGCATGAGCGCCGTGCCTGTCGCGGTCTTGTTGAGCGCATCCGCGTCCAGCCCCTGATTGAGCCGCGTGATGCCCGTGCGGCTCTCCTTTTCGCCGGCCATCACCTCCATGGCCTCGAACGCGCTTTGCGCCACGAACGGAACCGTGATCGGCGCAGGCGCGACAGCCCCCTTGTAACGGATGATGCGCCCCGGACGGACGGTCAGCAGGTCGTCGATCGTGTTGACGCCGATCGCTGTCTCGGAAACAGCCATGCCAGGCGCGTTGGACTGATAGAGATTGTCCATCGCCTGCCGCATGAGCATCGAGCGACCGACTTGAATATCCATCACCTTGTCGGCCAGGCTCTGCCCGACGATGCGATGCTGCATCGGGAAGGGGCACCACGATACGCCGGGATGCTCATCGACGATCTCGATGGCCAGTTCGCCCGTGTCGTCCCGGCGGAGTATCTGATTGCCCACGCGATGCGACAGCACCAGTTCCGCGATGCCGTCGCCGTTGACGTCATAGCGCGAATATTCTTCGTGATGCTCGACCTTGCGATTGACGCCCGTGCGATTGTCGCCAGACCACCACGACATCGCCCGGTCGCCATCGCGTGCCTGCGCGAGACCAGATGAATCGAAGCGCGTATCGCTGGCCAGATCTGTGACATCGAAGCCGAGCCGCGACAGATCGGATAGCGTGCGGCGGCAGGAGAACCGCAAATATCCGCAATCATCGTCCAGATCGGTCGCATCCAGCGCGAATCCCGTATCCTCGTTGGGTGAGACATATTCGCGGAACAGCGGCGGCTGAGGAACGAGATGCGCGATCGTCCATGTGCCGTCGCCATTATCGGATGCCTCGGCAATCTGTGCGCCGCCGTCCATCAGCATGGACATTTCGATCTCGGAGACAACGGCCTCGACGCGTTTGGGCGGCTGCTCCTCGACCATCACCTTCGCGACCGAGCTTTTCTCAAGCAGCCCGGCCTTGATCCAGTCATGCAGGAAGCGATAACCGGCTCGACCCTGCCGATAATCGCGGGTTATCGCCGCCGTGGCCTGCTCCGCGATCTTCTGGTCGGGATGCTCGAACTCGACGGCGCGGTCTCCAGAAATCATCGTGTCGAGGATGGCCACCGTCATATAGTCGATCGTCTCCGCGACATCGCGCGTCACGAGCTGCGAGCGGCCCTCTTCCTCGTCACCGAACGGCTCGCCATTGTAGAAGTTGATCGCCAGCGCCCGCTCGTCATCGAGATTATCATCCCGCGACTCCGCCTCCTGCTCGCGCAGGAACGCGACGAACGAATCCAGGTCGAACTCGTCCATCAGCTGACTTCCTCCAACAGCCAGTATCGGACATAAGCGTGGGCATGCCTGACGACCTGCGATGCCGACTCATTTTCGGTTGCTGTGGCGATGGCCCACTCCATGGCCTTCCGGCGGATTTGCTCCGGCGACTTGCGGCGGCTGAACAGGCGCAGGATTCGGGTCATCGAATGCCCCTGTTGCTGTAGATGATGCGCCCCGTATTCACAGCCTCTGGAGCGACTGCCGCCGTCTCAAACGACTTGTAGCCATGGCTGAACTCGTCATGCCTGGCCTTGTCTTTCCAAGTTCCAAGCTTCTCGTCCCAGTCTTTACGGTAGCTGTCGAGGCATTGAATCAAGCGTTGGCATCGCTCCTCATCAAACCAGCATTGCGGCAGATACGATCGGCTAGCCTCGATTCCTGCGGCCTCTGTCGGGATGCGCGGCACAATCTCAATCGGGCGTATGCCCGCCTCTTCCGCCCATTCCTGCTTGGTCTTGGCAACCGCGCCGAGCGAGCGTGTGTCGCCGTCATGCGGGAAATGGTGCCGGCCGTAGATGTAGCCGCGCTCGTTCAGGACGCGGGCATAATGCTCGAAGCCCTCACCGCTGTTCTCGTAATAATCGATCCACCTGACCTCAGATCCGACAATCTGCCGGAACGAGAGGGCCATGGCGTCGCCGACGCCCAAATCCCAGAACACATCGACCGGCTTGTTGAGGATCGGGATGCGACAAATCCGGCCCTGCTCACGGACCTTTTGCATCTCGGTCGTGAAATAAGCACCTTCAACCGACGCCTCAAACGCCTCCTTCGGCGTCGAGGGATACTCGCGCTTCATGCCACTACCCTGCGTCTGGCGCTTCTTGACGTACCAGGCTCGCTGATTCTGGCTCAGCTTCTGGCCAATCTCGGCCTCGACCGCCGCGAAATATTTCGCATCCTCAGCGGTAATCAGCGTGGCAGCCGTGTCAGCATCATCCAGCCGGTAAGTCGGGTCCTGCCACCACGCGTAGAAATGAAACTTGAAGTCCAATTTCGTGAGAGCGCGACCCTCCTTGGCATCCTTCTGGGCCTTGTCGCACATATCGTGGAACTGACCTGAGTTCCCTTCGGCTGTGGATTCCACGAATATGAACTGACCTGCCTCAACTGTGTTGAATGCGCCGGTCACGATCTCCTTGGCCTTATCGGGATACTTCGCGCAGACCTTGCCGAACTCGGACACATGGAGAAGCTGAAACGTGCCGGACCGCAGCGATGTGCCAACGCGAATGCCGGATGCATTGCTGAATTTCAGGGACTTCGCGCTGTCCTGTGTGGCGGACAAATGCGATAGCAGCCCGAGCGGCAGACGATCATAGGCGAACTTGATCTTATCCGCGAAGAACGCCTCGGCGTCCTCCCGGTTGTGCGCGATCACGCCGGCCGCAGTGTTCGAATTGAACAGGCAGCTATCGAGCATATAGAGCTGGATACCAGTGGTGAACCCGAGCTGCCGCGCCTTCAGAATCAGATTGAGGAACCACATGTCCTCGAAAAACTTTTCCTGCGCCCAATTTGTGCGGAACGGGACCGCGTTGCCGCTCTTGTCGCGGATCGTGTAGAGGTTGTTCAACCTCCAAAGCGGCTGAGACCATTGCTCGATGACGGCAGCGCTAGCCATTGGGCAGGCCTCGCGAGTTTCCGTCGATCTCTTTCAAGAGCGCGGACAAGGTGTCCTGAACGCCGTGATTGAGGTCGATCTCCTGCTTGTCACCGTATTTCTTCGGGCGAAGCTTGCCAGCCATCCATTTGCGCGTGTCGATGCGCAGGCGGGAGCGGGCAACGGCATCGCCGTTATATTCGCCATCAGCCATGTAATCGTTCGCGCCATCGTCCGCGATGTCCAGGCATTCGTCGAACAGCGCATCAGCCTGCGCCTCTCTGGCTCGCGTGTATTGCTCACGAAAAACGGAATAGCGCTCATCTGCCAGCCATCGGAAAATCGTGGTTTGGGAAGGCATGCCGTCGTCGAGGCAGATCGAGCGCAGAGACCTGCCGTCAGCCAACGCCTCACAGATTGCGTCGGCAAGAGCTTCTGAAAAGACAGATGGGCGCCCGCTCATGGGGCAGGGGAATTATCGGATTTTTTCCGTTTATGTCACGGGGTAATATTGGTCGTATATTCTTTTGTGTGCGCGGCCTTTTCTGATGTTGCATATCGCGGCGGGGGTCATGCCCAGCCTTCGTGCAATATCAAGGTTTCTCTCGTTAGAGCGATGTATCTCATGGACAACTTCGTCGGGAAGCCAGTGAGGCCCCCTGCGCCCGCGCTGACGATGATCCTCGGCGTTGTCGATATCGGTCCCCCAACGCAGATGGTCCGGATTCACGCATGGGCGATTGTCGCAGGAGTGTAGGGCAATCAGGTCCAGAGACGGCCTCTCTCTCCCAGCGATGGCAAGGGACAGATGCGTCCCCCTGACCATCCTGCCATTGACCATGATTCCCCTCGCGTAATTGTATGAATCACGCGCTCCGATCCATATCCAGCAATCTCCACCGGGACCCTGACCGGGCGACTTGTCGATCTTTTCGTTGAATCTGCGGATAACATCATCATCGATGATAAGCGATTTGCCGTGTATTTCCATTGTTCGCTCCTGCAACAGTATGCGCTTCACATAGGATCGATCAGCACCAGTCGCCCGTACCACCTGCATGATCGGGCACGGTCCATGGTTGCGCCAGTAGTTCAGGACGCGGGCACGGGTAACTGCTGGCCGTCCTCGCGCCATGCTCACTCCTTCCCCTTGAGGTGGGCACAGGATTCGATGGCGCTGGCAGCAGAACTAAGGCTACACCAAACACCAGCAGGGCCGAACGCAAGTGATAGGATCATTGAGAACAGATCACTCCATGAGCGTTCCCGCAGCCACGCCACGACTGCCGCGCGCTCCCGTTCTGCTTCGGTCACAGCTTGAGCCTCCCGGTGTCGATGAGCCAGCGGGCGAAGCTTTCGACATCTCGAAGCACCTGCCAATCCTCGGTGTAGCCGAGGTCATCGTTCCATTCCTTGACAAGGTTCGGGACTGCATTCGGCTTGGGAAGCATAGCCGACAGCGCGTCATGGCATTCGTTGACGCCATCGAAATATCCGATTGCCTCCATGTCCCTCTCACCGAATGGCAATGGAGCAACGGGCAGCGCCTCGATACACTCGCGGATCACAGCCGCTCGCTCTTCCTCGGTCATGCGGCGCCTCGCTGGGCTATCTCGCGCGCCATCTGCGCCATGTCGAAAAACCGCCCATCATATTTATCGCTGCCTTCTGCGTGCATCTTTCGGGCGCGGGCCTCCTCGTCACGGTATGCCTGGGCAGACATGATCTCCATTCCGCCGCCGCGCTTCGCGATCCAGCGATGGTTGCGCAGTTGCGGGTCGGGGCTGCTCGCCAGTTCGGCATTCCGCAGCACGGCTTTCTCAAGGTAAATACGATACCAGTCTCTCGTTCCGGCGGATCGCTCGATCCCTTCGGACTGCGCCTGCTGGGCAAGCTTGATGAGCGCCGAGGCTGTCGGAAGGAAGCCGTCGCCTGACGCGATCCATCGCTTGGCCGCCTGGTCGAGCAAGGAGGGCGGGACATTCGCGCAGTCCGCCGCGAGCAGGGCAACGCGATCGTTGAACGCTGCCCGCTTCTGCTCGTCAGTGGGCTGGAAACGCAGTGAAAGGTCCAGGATAATCCGGCGGATCGCGGCCGGAACATTCGCGCTCGGCGGCTTCCTCGGCGATGGCGTCTGCGAGCGCGGCTCGTAGGGGGTCGGGACGCTGTAGTCCCGGAATGCTGGATTGTCTGCGTAGTCGTCCATCTTCGTTCGCCTTGTCGATCCAGTTTCGGAATGCTGCCTGCCAGTCTTTCGAGATGCGGCCCTTGTCGGCCGCGTGGTTGCGGAATTTCCGCAGTTCCGCCTCGAATGCGCCGGGCGGCCAGCCGTCGACGATGGCGCGCGTCCGGTCCGTCAGGATCGGTTTCCAATCCGGTGGAAGTTGGGAGCCCTTACGCGCGCGGGGTGTTCCCGAAGGTTCGTTAGAACCTGAGGGTAGGGGATTAATTTCTTTGGGGGGTGTGGGGGGCGTTTCTTTATCAAGGGGATGCGTAACGCGCGTAACGTTACTTTCGTTACGATCGTCTGCCGCCGCCTTCTTGTCACGGCAACGCTTCGCACGCTCCGCGCCCGTTAATGGTCGAGGCTTTGCCTCAATAGCCTCCATGACCTCGGCAATATCGATTGCGGTCAGGCCCTTTTCGGCAAGCAGTCGGACGGCAGCGGCGTTCAGGCTCATCCGCGCGCCTCCCCGAACATCTCCGGGTGAGCATGGCGCAGCGCGGCAAGCAGGGCGGCCGAACCATCGACAGCATCGTCATAGGCCTGCTCGTCCGCCTCGGTCATGCCGATCGGCTCGTCAGAATAGAACCTGACTTTCGTGCTCTGCTTCATCCCATCGCCTCCGCGTATCGAGAGACAAACTCGGCATCGGTGCGCAGGAGATTTTCAGCGGAAGCGATACCGCTGCATATCGTGCTGTGATCGCGATTGCCGATGATGCGCCCGATCTGAGCCGTGGTCAGGCCGGCCTCCATGCGCAGCAGGCGATAGGCCGCGAAGCGGGCAGGGACGACATCGCCTGTCCTCCGCGTCGCCCTGATGGCGCCCGGAGACACACCAAAAGATCGGGCGACATCGTGCAGGATGCACTCGGCGCAGCGGGTCACCACCACCCCCTTTGCCGCAACCAGTCGGCAAGCGTCTGATCGGACCGGAACAGCCCGCAGTCGTGACCATCCTCATGGAGCGCTGTCAGCCATGCGAGCTGCCATTCGCTGAGCGAGCCCTTTGCCTTGATCTCGGCGAACGCCGTGCGGCCACGATTGCGGCCGGTCCCGACAATGATTGCATCGGGGAAGCCCTTTGCGAGACCCTCCTTCGCACGGGTGACGCGCGCATAGCGGCTGGCTGTGTATGTGCCGTTCGGGACCGCAACGAAGCGAGCGCCGAACTCGGCCTCAACCTTGAGCTTGCACGCCGCCTGGATGACGATCTCTCGCGCGTTGTCCGGCGCGATCGACGGGGCGTCATAGTGGAACGGGTAGCTATTCGATCGTCCTGACCTCGACGATGTCGAACGGCCAGTCCGGCCCCCGGTCCCATTCTCCGTGCCATGAACTGGCGGGGAGGATTGTTGGTCCAGCATGGGTGCCGGCGATCTTTCCGTTGCGGAAGCGGACTGACAGGAGCTTGTCTCCACGGAAGGGGCGGGCGCCGGTCCATTTGGTCCAAGACACATCAAGAGGCCTCCCCGGAAAGGAAGAAATCGCCCTGACGCTGCGCATCCTCGATGCGACGGCAGGCGATGTCGAAATAGGCCGGGTTCATCTCAATACCGATGAATCGGCGTCCGTCTTTCACAGCAGCCACACCGGTTGTTCCGCTGCCCATGAAGGGGTCCAAAACTATATCGCCCGGCTTGGTGAAATCAGAAACCAATTCGGTCATTAGACGCCGGGGCTTCTCCGTTGGGTGAGTTCCGTGACGTTCTTGGTTGTTTACGAGGTAGGTATAGACACCTCGCTTTCCGCCACTGTTCCATCTGGCAGGGCCTTGTCCAAGCCAACAGGTGACAATGCTCTCATAGGCGAGCGCTGGGCCTTGCCCATTAAATTTCGGCATGGCGTCTGGCTTCACCCAAATGCACGGCGTCTTGTATTTGATCTGGTGCCGCTCAATCTCGTCTCGCCACAGGGCAACGCCCTCGGGTGTGCAGAAGAATAAGCCCCAGCCAGAAGCTAATCGCTTGGTGGCGGAAACGACATCGGCACGGATTTCATTGATTGCTGCAAAGTTCAGTTTCTCCGTGACCTTAGCACCATCATTTCGTTTGATGCCGCCGATGCGATCCTGAGAAACTTTCTCATAGGGCGGATCACTTATGATATGGTCGACCGGTTCGATCGACTGCATCACCTCAAGGCAGTCCCCACAATATAACGTCGCATTGCCGATGATGACCGGCGCGATCATAGCCGAGTCCTCCACACATGCCCCGGCATCTGCGCGCGCATCTTGCGGGCTGTCTCCAGCACCTGCTCATGATGGGCGGAAACGAAGCGGCCGGACTCGTCGCGGGATGTGGCGCGCGCATCCTCCAGCTCGCGGCGCAGCCTGCCGAGTTCCAGCATGGCGATCGCGAGCTTGTCTTCGGTGCGGGGGAAGCGGCGGAAGATCATGCGGCCACCCCCTCGATGCGCCGGGCTTCGGCCGCGATAGCCTCAAGCTTCGGCATGATGGGTGCGATTAGCGCGGCGATGGCGACGGTCTCACAGGGGTCGCGAACGCCATCCTCAAGGGCGCGGATCAGGGCTCCGGCCAGATCGGTCAGCGAGGATGCCGTGCTGAGGTCATTGGCAGCCTGCGCGCGGACAAGGACGACACGCACGCCATAAAGCGCCATGGTGCGCTGGAGCGCGGCTGGGTCGAGCAATAGGCTGGCCAGCGCCTTGTGCAGCTCTGGCAGCGTCTCGCCAGTAATGGCGCGGTTGATCGTCTTTGGGTCCGCATCGATGGTCTGCGCGAGAACGGATTTTCCGTACCGGAATGAAACCGTCTGCCAGTCGAGCGCCAGCGCGTCGGACACGTCCGTCTTGCGCGGGAGCTGATCCATACGGACCTTGCCTTTGATTTCAGTCATAAATCTCTCCGTGGACAGCGTTCTGAAAATCGGCGATCTGATTGAAGCGATCATCGCCCGTCTGGCCTCCCGGCTGGGCGAGGATGACCGGGGCAGCGCGACGGTGGGAGTCGACAACGCTGCCCCGGCTTCCGACGAGGGAGGAGGGGGA